AATTTCAGCGCTAATCTCTGATAGAATATTTCTTCAGATGGTGTATGATATTATCAAACCGGAATATTTTGATTCTGAATCAAATGAGTGGATTGTAAAGAAGATTCTTTCCCACTTTGATGGTTATGGTGAGTTACCAACATTAGATGTATTTAAAGTAGAGGTATCTAAGATTGAGAGAGATGTTCTCAAACAATCCATTGTAGATAATCTAAAGCAGGTTTGGAATGCGTTAGAATCTGATGATTTGGATTATGTAAAAGAAAAAACTTTAGAGTTCTGTAAAAACCAAACCTTTAAAAACGCAATATTAGAATCAGTTGGATTATTAGAAGAAGGTAAGTTTGATATCATTAAATCAAAAATTGATGATGCAATGAAAGCCGGACAGGATACTGATATTGGACATGAATACAAATTACAGATTAAAGAACGATATGAATCTACTATTAGAGATGTGATTCCAACTGGATGGGATGTAATTGATGAATTAGCAGATGGTGGTTTTGGTAAAGGTGAGTTGATAATGTTTGCAGCACCTCCAGGAATTGGTAAATCTTGGGCATTAGTAAATGTGGGTATGGCAGCTGCTAAATTAGGTAAGACGGTAGTTCACTATACATTGGAGTTGAATGAAGGTTATGTTGGTCAAAGATATGATGCAGTTCTAACAGGTACTGCAGTTCCAAATCTAAAATACAATATAGAAGATGTTTCAAATCAAGTTAATAACCTAAAAGGTGAACTTATTTTGAAATATTGGCCTACTAAATCTGCAGGATTAAACGCAATGAGAGCATCCTTAGATAAATTAAAGTTACAAGGTAAGAATCCTGATGTGATTATTGTGGATTACGCTGATTTGTTAAAAGGTAATAGTAGAAAAGAAAGACACGAAGAGTTAGAAGAGATTGTAGAGGGTTTGAGGGGTATTGCTGGTGAATATGAATGTCCACTATACACAGCATCCCAAATCAATCGTAGTGGTGCTAACGATGATGTGATTACAGGTACTTCTATTGCGGGTTCATTTTCTAAATTGATGACAGCAGATTTTGTGGTTTCTCTAAGTAGAAAGATTGAAGATAAATTAGCAGGTACAGGCCGTTGGCACGTTATCAAAAATAGATTTGGGCCAGATGGGATGACTCTACCATCTAAGGCTAATATGAGTAATGGTAGAATTAACATATATTCCGATGATTCCATTGATGGTAAAAAGACCACAAATGATATGTCAAAGGGGGAGAGTTTAGTAAGAAAGAATTTGTTACAAAAATATAATGAAATGAAGGGTGATATTGATGTTTAGTCAGTATTTATAATCACTCAATTAAAGTTTAACGAAATAATTAAGGAAAAATATAATGGGAATATTTGCGGAAAGAATACCCTTCAAACCATTCGAATATCCAGTATATTATACTGAAGGTTGGCTCAAACAAGCACAAGCCTTTTGGTTACATACTGAGATTCCAATGCAAGGAGATGTAAAGGATTGGAATGAGAATCTAAACGAATCAGAAAAAAACTTAGTTGGTAATATCCTATTAGGATTTGCTCAAACTGAATGTGCTGTATCTGATTATTGGACAACTATGGTAACTAAGTGGTTTCCAAAGCACGAAATTAAACAAATGGCTATGATGTTCGGTTCTCAAGAAACAATCCACGCAACCGCATATTCTTATCTTAACGAAACATTGGGTTTAGAAGATTTCGAAGCGTTCTTACATGAACCTGCAATCGCAGAAAAGTTTGAGTTCCTAACTTCAACATCTGCGGATTGGACATATGAGGATTTAGAATCCAATCCAATCGCACGAAAAGAAGTTGCTCGCTCACTTGCAATCTTCTCAGCATTTGCAGAGGGAGTATCATTGTACTCATCATTTGCAGTTCTTTACTCATTCCAAATGAGAAACTTATTGAAAGGCATCGGACAACAAATGAAATGGAGTGTAAGAGATGAATCACTACATTCTAAGATGGGATGTCAGTTATTCAGACATATGTGTGATGAATATCCTGAATTATTAGAAGAAGTAAAGGATGATGTTATCAAAGCAGCTCAATATATGGTAGAGATGGAACATAACTTTATTGATAAGATGTTTGAGATGGGTGATTTAGAAAATCTAAAATCAAAAGACCTAAAAGAGTTTATCTCAAAGAGGGGTAATGAAAAGTTGGGTGAGTTGGGATATAATGCAATCTCAGGTGGAGATTTTCACTTTGAATACAATGATAAGAAGGCATCTAATTTAGATTGGTTCTATCACTTAACAGGAGGAACAACACATACCGATTTCTTTGCAGTAAGACCAACGGATTACTCTAAAGCGAATGAAGGTGAAGATTTTAACGATATTTGGTAAAAAGTTATGAAAAATTTTGGAGAAGAATTAGGCTGGGAATTAGGAGTAGATTTTCCTGATTGGGCCAATACGGAAATATATGTAAAAACAATCTCAAAAGGTTATCTATTGGCAGGTGAAACTCCAAAGGATGCATATTGGAGAGTATCAACATCAGTTGCTCGTAGATTAGGTAAACCACAAATGGCATCAAAATTCTTTGATTACATTTGGAGAGGTTGGTTAAATCTAGCAACACCTGTATTATCAAATACTGGTACTGATAGAGGATTACCCATTAGTTGTTTTGGAATCGATGTAGCAGATTCCATTCAAGATATTGGTACAAAAAACCTTGAGATGATGCTACTTGCCAAACATGGTGGTGGGGTTGGTATTGGTATCAACCAAATCAGACCAGCGGGAAGTAAAATTACACAAAATGGTACATCAGATGGTGTAGTTCCATTTACTAAGATTTATGATTCAACAATTCTTGCAACAAATCAAGGTAGTGTACGAAGAGGGGCAGCATCAGTAAACTTAAACATTGAACATGATGATTTCGATGAGTGGATTGAAATCAGAGAACCTAAAGGTGATGTAAACCGACAGTGTCTTAATCTACACCAATGTGTGGTGGTAGGTGATAAGTTTATGAGAAAGTTGGAAGATGGTAATGATGAAGCACGTAGAAGATGGGGTAAGGTACTTCAGAAGAGAAAAGCAACTGGTGAACCTTATATTATGTATAAGGGTAACGTAAACAAAGCAAATCCCGAAGCATACAAACAAAATTCACTAAAAGTTTTTATGACTAACATTTGTAGTGAAATTACCCTACATACTGATGAATCTCACTCATTTGTTTGTTGTTTATCATCATTGAATTTATCTAAGTACGATGAGTGGAAACATACTGATTTGATTTATACCGCAACTTGGTTTTTGGATGGAGTATTAGAAGAGTTTCTCCAAAGAGCTAAGAATATGAGAGGATTTGAGAATTCGGTTCGTTCTGCTGAAAAAGGTAGAGCATTGGGATTGGGTGTATTAGGATGGCATACATACTTACAACAAAAAGGTATTCCATTTGATTCACTTCCAGCTCAGTTTGAAACTCGTAGAATATTTTCACAATTAAAGATTGAGAGTGAAAGGGCGAGTAGAGATATGGCATCTGAATATGGTGAACCTCTTTGGTGTGTTGGTACAGGTATGAGAAACACTCACCTTAGAGCAGTAGCACCAACAGTATCTAATTCGAAGTTGGCAGGTAATGTATCACCAGGTATTGAACCTTGGGCAGCCAATGTGTTTACAGAACAAACTGCTAAAGGTACATTCATCCGTAAGAACAGAGAGTTAGAAAAAGTACTTAGAAAAGTAGGTATCAATAATAAAGATACATGGGATAAGATTTTATCTGATGGTGGTTCTATTCAAGGTATTGATGAATTAGATAATTGGGTATATTGTGATGGTAGAATTATAAATGTATCTGATTGTGCAGAAGGTAAAGAGGTTGATAAAGTAAAAGATGTATTTAAAACATTCAAAGAAATCAATCAGTTAGAATTAGTAAGACAGGCTGGTGTAAGACAACAATATATCGACCAATCGGTATCCCTTAATCTTGCGTTCCCATCTGTTGCAACACCTAAGTGGTTAAACCAAGTCCATATGGAAGCTTGGAAACAGGGTGTAAAAACTTTATATTATACAAGAACTGAATCAGTACTAAGGGGTGATATTGCACAACAGGCAATGGACCCGGATTGTATTAGTTGTGATGGATAAAAAAAAGTTTTGTAAAAAGTGTGAACTGTGTGGTGATGAAATACCATTAGGTTTAACACTATCTAAAATATGTGTAAAATGTTTAACAAAAGGTAAAAAATGAAGTATTTGTATTTTTCAGCAAGTTGGTGCGGGCCGTGTAGAACGTTAGGTCCGATTATGAACCAGGTATCATCAGAAGTTCCTGTTCAGAAAGTAGATGTAGATTCTGAGTATGAGTTAGCACAAAAGTTCAATGTTCGAAATATCCCAACAGTTGTGTTGGTAAATGGTGATTCTGAAGTAAAACGATTTGTAGGAGTACAAACAAAAGATACCTATATAAACGCAGTAAAATAAATTTGGATAATTAAAAAATTATTCGTATATTAGTAGTTATGAAGAAGCAATTAGAACAATTATTGGAATTCCAAAGAGCGTATAATTCTACAAGAAACTCAAAACCTACCTTAATCTCAGAAGATGATTATGTACTGAGGTATAAGTTAGGTAAAGAAGAATTGATAGAATATTTTGATGCGTGTAAAGATGGAGACCTAATTGAGGTAGCAGATGCACTCGCAGACCAATTATATATCCTATTGGGTACTATGATATCACATGGAATGCAGGATGTAATAGAAGATATCTTTGATGAGGTACATCGTTCGAATATGAGTAAACTGGGCCCAGATGGTAAACCCTTATATCGTGAAGATGGTAAGGTACTCAAGGGCCCTAACTACTCACCACCAAATGTATCCAAATATCTATCAGATAATGGTCAATTAGAAATTCCATTTGATGAAGAGATATAGGATGGCATTAAGAGGTGAATCACATCCGGCACATAAACTGACTGAAGAGCAGGTAAACAACATCAGAAAACTATGGAAAATAGGCCATAGAAATATAAGAGTGTTGGCTAGAAACAATGGTGTTTCTCCTGCTAATATTCGTAGAATTGTTAGGAATGAAACTTGGACACATTTGTTAGTAGGTGATTTCGATAAATATCAGTAATGAAGGAAGTAGGAAAGAATTATTGTGATACATCAAAATTATCAGTAAGAAAAATTTCCAAATCCGTAGCAAAAGATATAGTGATAAAGAATCATTATTCTCATTTATGGACTAAGGTATCTTACGCTATTGGTTTATATATTGAAGATGATTCACATCAATTCTTTAATACTTCAGAAAAACTTATTGGTGTTGCGTGTTATGGAGACCCAATCGGAAGATTGAGTGGGCAATCCATAACTGATATGTTAGATAGAACGGAAGTTTTAGAATTAGTTAGAGTATTTGTATTTGATGGGTATGGTTCAAACATAGAGAGTTGGTTCTTAGGTAAGACTTTTGAATGGTTAAGAGAGAATGTTCCACATATCAAAGCACTGATATCATACTCAGACCCTAAAGAGGGACACAACGGAACTATTTACCAAGCAACAAATTGGCTGTATCAAGGTGATTCATTACGATATAATGATAGTTGGAGTTTTAAGTTTAGTGAAGATGGTGAGTGGCAACATGGGAGAACAATATTTCCATATTATGGAACAAACGACCCAACGAAAATCCAAGAACAAATTGATAAACCATTTTGGATTCGTAAAGAACCACGTAAACACCGATATGTTTACATTCTTTCCAAAGGTGGTGAGAGAAGGAAGTTACTTAAAACTTTGAAACACCCCATCTTACCATACCCAAAATCAGAAAACGAAGTAGAATTAGAAATTAGAAAATTAGAACCAATTGAAAGTAGAAGGTAAAGAATATTGTGATGTAAGTAGAGTGAGTGTTTCTCCCATAGCAAAATCTATTGCTAAGGATATTATTGTAAAGAAACACTATACTCACGCATGGACATCTTGTAGATACGCATTGGGTATTTACTATAAAGGTGATGAAGCAGATGTATTCGGTAATCAACAACAACTTATTGGATGTGCTATCTACGGATTCCCAGTCGGAGCAAAAGCACCTACTTCAGTATGTGAAGGATTAACCAAAGATAATATCTTAGAGTTAACCAGATTGTATGTTGATGATGGGTATGGTTCTAATATAGAATCAAACGCATTATCTAAAACATTTAAGTGGATTAAAGAAAATGATAAGAACATCAAAGTTCTACTTTCATATGCTGATAATGGGCAAGAACATTTAGGTGGTATCTATCAGGCAACTAATTGGATATATCAAGGTTTGAATACTGATATAGCTCTAATGCCAAATTGGGGTATCTCACTATCCAACAATCCATTTAAGTGGATTCATAGTAGAAGTGTATTTAACAATTGGGGTAGTGGTAACTTAGAACATCTGAAAAGAGAAATCGGTAAGGATGGGTACAAAGAATTTTGGAGAAGAGAAGAACCACCAAAACATAGATACATTCAGATTATTGCACAAAACAAAAAAGAGAAAAAAGATTTGATGAAAAGGTTGAAGCATGAGATTCAATCATATCCCAAATCAACAAGAGATTACAATACGGATGTTATCAGACACGATACATATCCGCCAGAAGAATCTAACGAAATAAATTTTTGGTAATTGTTAATAACTTTTTTAAGTAAAAGTTTGGCAGTTCCAAAATAATTTCGTATATTTACAAAGTAAAATGGTTGAAGAAGTGCCCACTTCGGATACTATCAAATAAACTAACGGGCATAAATAATTTTATATGAACAATACAATTGAGATTCCGGCAAATCGTAAAAATCGCCGAAGTTTAAAAAATGATACTATAACAGTATTAAATGAAACTACAAATACTGAAACAAAGTATGTATTTGTACCAATGAAAAGTAAAGTTACTAAAAATCATAATGATTGGACTTTTACTAAAATGCACCAATCATTTGGTAACAAAACTGTAAATGATAAACCAAAGTATCAACGACCTGATGTTGATGGGTCTCTCTTACTTTTTGGAGAGGGTAACGACTGGCAGAAAAATTTAATGAAGGATATCATTATGGGTAATCCATTCCAGCCAGTTCATTTAAGATTAAAAGATGGAGTTTGGGAAGTAGTAGATGGTGGCCACCGAACTCGTACTGTATATAAATTCCTAAATGGATTTGTTAGATTGCCAGAAGGTACTATTTTAAGTGATGAAACTGGTAATAATTTTGATTTATCTAATATGACAATTAAGGATATTATTGTAAACTATCCATTTTTAGAAACATATATCTGGAATCTTAAATTTGAAATATATGAATACAGAGATATTACTGATAAACAAGCTGAAGAGTTATTTCTGAAATTGAATGATTTACACGATATGTCTCATGCTGATAAAAGAAACGCTATTGATAATATAGTAGCTGATATTTGTAGAGAGCGTGGGGCAGTTGATTCTCCAAAAGCTATTGATATCTTCAAAGAAATCCTTCATAAAGGTAAAAATAAAACCTTAGCACATGTTTCAGTTCCTTTGACTCGTAGAGCAACTGATGAAATGGTATCATTCGCTCTTTATTATTTATACAAAGGTGGTGTATTTAGTGATACATTTGGTGGATTGGAATCTCAATCTGAACTTAACGATATGTATCGTGATGAAGAATTGATTAAACGATTATCAGAACCAGAGGATACACTAATTTCAGAATTAGATTTACTATTGAAGATTGTTAATGGTGTAGTTGTAGAGGGGCGTTTATCAAACTCGCGTGGTGGTGTTTGGGGTAAGGGTTCTCTAAAAAAGTTGATTATGTTAATCACCGAATCAGCTCGTAACGCTGGTGGGTTTAGTAAGTATAAGCCGAATACTAAGAAGTTATACAAAGAACTTAAAGAGGCTTACACTCAACTAACTAAATCAAAAGTAGCTCACCACCCATATCAATTATATGAGGTTGTAGATGGTAAGGTAGTTCCCCTATCGGAAGATAATCAACCAAAGAATGTAAGAAAGCACGAAACTCACCAATTCCCTTCAGTATTTACTGGTGGAGCACGAGTTGATGACCTTTTATACATCTACCATCACTTTATCACTAAAGGTGTATTTAACTTTGGGTTAAAAACAACAACTAAAGATGATTCCCGTACCTTCAATAAGAAACAAAATGAAGAGATGTGGGTTGAGCAAGGTGCTGAATGTAAAAAGTGTGGTTGTGATTTGAACAACAATGATTACGCCGCTGACCACATTTTGGGACACGCTTATGGTGGACCTACCGAAGTTAAAAACGGACAACTTTTATGTGTAAGTTGTAATACAATGAAATCCAGCGGAATGGATATTAATGATGTAAAATATTTGTGTAAAAAATACGGATATGATGATTTCGCTGGACTATCCAAATACATATTAAAGGGGGTAGTTACACTAACTGAATCTCAGATTAAACAAGTTAAAGAAATCGTTATAGGATAATGCAGTTTTGGGAAAGTATAGATTATAACAATGCTAGGAAGGTGTTGGTGATACCAAATATCACCAACTCTTCTAATATTGAAAAGGATTCATTCATTGATGTGATACATAATCATATCAAAGGATTAGAGCAATATGGTGAATATTATTGGCATGTTTTAGTTCCAATGGGTAAAGTTACTAAGAAACTAAACCTACCAAACGTAAAACAACATCAGATTGATATACCAGGTGATATGATGAATCAACGTGCATTCCCATCTGATAATCTAATCAAACTTTTAAAAGATATTGATTATGATGTAATCTATTCACATCTTCCCGATTGGCCACAAGTTGGTAGATACAAAAATAGTATTGATACTAAAATCGTTGGTTACTGTCATTGGTGGGAAATGAAGGTATGTAATGGTGTTGACCGTAGACCAGGCAAAGCAAAGTGGTTATGGTTACCTGTT